GCCGACGAAATACCAGTTGCAGAGGAGGTTGATGCCCTTGCCGATGACGGGGGTCTTCTCCGCCAACCCGTTCGCCACGGCCGCGCTGGAGATCAAATTGCCGGTGTGCGTCGCGTCCGGGGTGCTGTCGATGGTCGTCAGCGGCATCCGGGACGTGTCTGTAGGATGGACGTGGTCGCCTTTTGCCCAGGACGTAGACGAACCGGGATCAGCCGTGCCGTCCATCGCGGGATTGCTGGTGTAGGCAGACGGAATTGCGCCTGCTTCCATATCGGATGCGGGAATACCGTTTACAGGCTTCTCATACTTCGCGGCCAGCCCGGTATAGACAGCTCCGCTCTCCACCAAATCCGTGCTGCTTTGCGTGATGCTGGACGTAGCCGCCCGGAACGCCGCTGTGCCGAGGTCAGTGAACCACTTGGCGATCTTGCCGAAAAGAACAGACAGCTTTTCGCCGGTCGAGATATTTGTCCGAGAACTCGCAGCAGTAAAAGCAGCGGTCACGTTGGACCCGTCGCCATCATTGCTAACTTTCCCGTTCAGTGCTATGTAGGCTCCGCCGGACGTGAGCGGCAATGCGCTGTTCTGTGTGACATAGTTGGTCGTGTCCAAATATCTGTTGTCCAGCTTGTGATATTGAGTGCCCCTTTTATACAGGTTGACCGTTCCTGTATCAGCCCCACTTACGGCATAGACATCCAAGGATGAATAATAGTTTGAATAAGAAGCAATCCACCAACCGGCAGAAACAACAATCAGTCCCAAAGAAACTGCATACAGTTTCTTCGTGGTTCTGTGTTCAGAACCAATCGTGCTCTGCTCTATGTCTGCATCGCCGGTCCAGACTCCCTCACCAAATGTGACCTTGTAATTATCTCCAGAAATAAAGTCTTCATCAGGATTAGGATCTTCGTAAAAATTCTTTTCGTCATGGTAAACGCGATAATAAGTTATGCCGTCATAGGTGATGGCGTCAGACGACGGCGAAGAAGTGGAAATGCTTTTTTCGGCAAAGGTTTGGTAGACATACTCGATATAGTGCGTCCTGTTCTTGATATACGCAGGGTCGGTGTCGTCGTTCTCGCTCCAGTCGGACTGCTCCCCGGAAAACCCGGAGATCGCGGCATACACGCCGCCGGAAGACACAAGGTTGGTGCTGTTCTCCGTGGGCGTTGCGTCCACGGCTTTGGTCGTGACCTTGCTGCCGTTGCCGGCGAGGACGCCGTTCAGGTTGGTGTCGGTGCTGCTGGTGACCTCATTCGGCCCCGGCGCTCCGTCCTGACCATCTTGTCCGTCCGTACCGTCCTGGCCGTTATAGACATTGAACGTCTGCCCGCTGGGGTGGTCCGCGTCTGTGATCGTGATAGCGTACCCACCTGTGATGCTGGTGACGGTGACCTCCGGGCTGACGCCGTCCTGACCGGGTGCGCCGTCCTGGCCATCCTTACCATCGACGCCATCCTTGCCGTCAACGCCGTCTTTCCCGTCTTTACCATCAGCACCGGGTGCACCGTCGTCGCCCTTCGGTCCCTTCAGCGGCCCGATATCCTTCCATGTGCTGGTGTCTACGTCCCAGTTGTAGATCGTGTTGCTGTCCGACGTTCCCACGGCATAGGCATCGCCCGCGCTGCCCGTCGGGTGCGCGGTCTGAAGCTCGGCCAGCGTAGCGTAGATGCCCAACACCGTGAAGGAATTGCCGTCCTCGCCCTTGGGGCCTTGCTCACCAGTCGCACCCTGTGGGCCTCTCAGGCTCTCCAGCCACTCTTCTTCCGTGCCTTTGAAACCGTGTTTGACGGCGATGCCGTAATCGGAGAAGTAATATCCCTCCCACGGCAGGCCGGACGGTCCGGGAATCTGCGGCGGCGGGGGCGGCGGCGGAACATTGGCGCCGAGCTTGTCCAGGTACCCGCCGTCCTCTGCCGGGATTGCTCTGTGCTTTTTATCGTAACTCATGGCGCACCTCCGGAGGGCGGTGTCTGTTCGCCGGCGCATACACTCTGGCAAACCAGCGCATAAATTCGCCCCAGAAAGCGTTGAACATCTGCATGGTGTTGGCGTACTTGTCGTACTCGCCGTTGGCGTAGTCGATCATGGCGATCAAATACTGCCCGTACAGCTTGTGATGCGGCGGATCTACCAGCAGTTCCACGCCGCTGCCGTCATAATTGAGCGTAGCCGTGACCTCCGTCGTGCCGGTCACAGAGAACGTGTTCTCCGCAAAAACCAGCCCGTCGGCGTTCACGGCCTGTATTACAGCGCCGGTGACGGCGTTGTCGCTATAAATGCCGCCGGGGGACATGGTGATCTTCCCACCGGGCTGGAACTTTCGCAGCACGCTCTTGTCCGCGATCCCCAGCGTCTTGGTGTCGGGGAACGTGATGGCCGTGCTGTCCTGGCTGGCATAGTGATATTCAAAAACCTCGCGCTCGTTCCACAGCAGGACTTCTGTCATGACCTGGCCTTCGACCTCGTTCAGCCAGATGGTCTTGGTCGCGTTGGAGAAAGCGTTCGGCTTGATTTCGTCAACGTAGTCAATGACTTCCTTGATGGTCATTCAACATCACCCTTCGTTGCTGACAGTGACCCAATCGTAGGCCTTCTCGTCGTCCTCCGACCAATACAGTTTGAGACCCGGCTTGTCCATGACGATGATCTCGCTGCCGTCGCCGGGGACGTAGCCGTCTTTGAAGGTGTAAGTGCCGTCCGCGCCGGCGGTCAGGTCGCTGTCCAGGCACCAGACCCTGTTACGGGGCTTCGTAGCGTCGCGCAGATTTACGATATTCATTGTTTGTCCTCCTTTTCAGAGCGGGGCGGGATTGCTCCCGCCCCTTTGTGTTGTCAGGCCGTGTAGTTGTTCAGCAGCGTGAGAACGCTGCCGTTGGCCGTGCTGCTTGCCCGGACAAGATAGGCCTTGCCCGCGGCGATGGAAGTGCCGCTGTCGCCGGAGACGTTCTTCAGCGTGAAGGCGTTGGTGCCGCCCTCGTTCACGACCAGCGCCACAGCGCCGTCGGGCAGGCCCAGCGTCACGGTCTTGCTGGCCGCGCTCAGGGTGATGCCGATGTAGGCGGCTTTCTCGCTGTCGGCCAGCGTGTAGTTGGCGGACTTGGTGATTGCCACGCCCTCCAGCAGACCCAGAAACGCCTTGGCCTTGACCTTGCCGAAACCGGTGTATTCGTTCATGTCGCCACCCCCTTATCAGGCGGTAGCATCAGTGGCACCGGCGATACCAGCCGCAGCGGCGAAGCGCCAGTCGTTGAAGCCGGCGATGAAGCGGGCGTAGCCGGTCCACTCGTTGGCATCGTTCTTGGCCTTGTCGCTGGTGACTTCCAGCTTCACGCGATCCAGCCACACGGCGCCGTTGTAGTCCTTGTTGTAACGGCTGTCCATGAGGATCCAGGGCTTGGTGCCGGAGGCGATGAACTCGTTCAGGTAGGGCCACACGATGACGTTCCAGCGGCCATACACATAGTTGAAGGCGTTGTTGGCGGTGTCGGGGGACTTGTCCGCGCCGATGGCCGCGAAGACGTCGTTCTTCAGGGCATAGTCGTTGGGGATGATGATGGTGTCGGGGCTGACGTCCAGGACCTCGCCGCGGTCGCCGGTGAAGCTCTGCATACGGGTCTCGATGGCGCCGAGGACTTCGGCGGAGAAGGGGTTGCTGAACTTGTTGGACTGCGTGCCGCTCTTGATCTTGCGCGGGTGGTTGGTGGCGAACAGGACGCTGCCGTCTGCGGTGGTGGTGTCGAACTTCTTGCCCTCGAAAGCGGCGGTGCTGTTGCCCTGGAGGGCGTTGCCGAACAGGGCGGCGCCGAAGCGCTCACGGGTGCGGTAGTACGCGGTGATGAACGCCTGGGGCTTCTGCTTCAGGGCGATCAGGTTGCTGTCGTCCATGATCTCGCGGGAGATGGCGAAGCTGTCCTTCCAGGTCATGTTCTCCAGGAACTTGGAATAGCTCTCCTGCATACCGTCCACGGGATAGGCGCCGTTCTCGCCAACGGGCTTGAAGCCCTCCATGCCGGTCATGCTGGTGAACTTCTCGCCGAAGTGGGTGCTGCCCTGCATGGAGAACACGTCCTTCAGGACGCTCTCGGCCTCGAAAGCCTCGGCCCGCTTCTCCATGAACGCCTTGATAGGCTCCTGGCACTTGCCGAAAATGGTGTTCTGAAGGTTGCTGCCCTCAGAGAAAATGATGTTGGCCATTGTTTCTTACTCCTTTCTCACGCGAGACGGCCATACGCGAGATCGCCGGCGGCGGTGCCGTCGAAAGCGGTCACGGTGAAGCAGCCCTTGGTGGTGGTGCTGGTGATGCTCTTGCCGTCGGTGTGCAGCGTGTAGCTGGCGCCTACCTTGATGCTGGAGTTGGCCGCCTGCAGCGGGGCCGCCCAGATCATCTGGTCGTCGGAGGCGACGACGGGAATGAGACCGCCAGCGGTGGCGACGGTGATGTCGCTCATGCAGACGTAGTGCTTGCCCTCGTCGGTGTCCTCGCCGACACCGGAGGAAACGGGGACGAGATAGCCGTTGGTGGCGTCCATGACGCAGGCCTGACCCACAGTGTAGGTGGCGTCGTCCGCCGGCAGATACTCCCACGGACGGACCTGGCCGTCCAGGTAGGACTCAATGAGAATTGCCATGATGGTTTAGCTCCTTTCAGTTTTTGTGGAACCTGTTGTAGTGTTCCTGAATTTGAGCATCCGTCATGTCAGGCATCATCTGGTGGTACATCTCTTTGACATCCGCGGGGACGAACACGCTCCCCGCACCGACGGGCTTTGTCGCCGTCAGGTGATCCTTGCTGTTGGCGGCGTTCATTGCCGCCTGCTTCGCCGCGTTTCCCGCGGCGGCGGTCAGCTTGTCAAAGTTGACCAGCTTGTATGCCTCGACGATGCTGTTGCCTTTCTGTACCTTCTGATAGATGGCCTTGTACGCTTCCTGATCTTTCATCAGGTCTTCCAGAGACTTGATGCTGGGGTCGAGCTTCCCGATCTCCTTGATCTGCTCGTCCAGCGCCATCTTCTGCTGCTGCTTCCATGCGGTCTCTGCCGCCTGGTTTGCAGCCCGGACCTGCGGAAGGTTGTTGATGAAGTTTTCGAACTCCGTCTCGTTCATGCCGGCAGCCTCGGCGACTTCGCCTTTCTTCTGCTCGGCTTCCTTCCGTTTCCACTCGTCGTACTCGGCCTTGGTCTCGATGGGCTTTCCGGTGAAGGAATTGGTCAGCCCGAGAGACTTGATCGTTTCGTCGACAGAACGCTGCGCATCCGCCTTCGCCTGAGCGACAGCGGCGTCCCGCTCCTGCTCTGCTTTGCGCCGTGCGGCCGCAAACTTTGCGTTCTCTTCCGGGGTCTGCTCCTCTACAGACGGTTCGGCGGCCTCCGTCTCGTTTGCGCCTTCCTTGGTCTCGGCAGTCTCAGTGACAGCATCTGTCGTGTCAGTGGCAGGCTGGGCGGGTTCCTGCTCGTTTGCGCCCGTCTCGATGCCGAAAACCTCGTTGTAGTTAATTTCCATTGGGGTTCCTTTCCGTGATTTTTGCGCTGTTCACCTGCGAAGTTTTCCCGGCAGATTACTTCTTGCCGGTGCGGAGGTCGGTGCCGGTCTTGACAGTGGCCTTGCCCTTCTTCACGTTCTGGCCCTTGATGGCCTTGACGTTCTGAGTGCCGCTGTTGCTGATCTCATACTGCGCCATACTGCCCCCCTCCTTTCTGCTGGGATTGAATATCTGCAAAGCGTGCCGCCTGGGCATCGCGTCTTGCATCCTGTCTTGCCGCCTGAATCGCAGCGCCCTGCATCTGCTGCTGACGCGCCATCTGCTCCCGCTGGAGCTGTTGCTGCTGCTGTGCAATGGCCGCCTGCTGCTGCATCTGCATCATCTGCATCTGCTGCTGTTGCTGGAGCATTTCCTTCAGGTAGGAAAGCGTGTCCTCCGCTCCCGGGTAGTGGAGCATCGCCATCTTCGTCCAGAACAAAATCAGCGTGTTGATGTTCGTCGGATCTCCAAAGGCGCCGGTCTGTAGGTTCAGCCGGGTCTCCTGCCACATCGCTTCCCGGTTGTTTGCCAGACTGCTGGAACTATCGCAGGAGAAGAGGAACTGGTCGTTCCAGTACCATTCGCCCGCCTCGTCCTGCTCCAGGAAGTCGTACTTGTTAAACTCCTCGTAGACCGTCTGCCCGTGGTTGTCCTGGCTCACGACCGGACGCGGCTCGTCCGTGTAGGCCAGCTTGAACTTGAACATCGCCTCATACATCGCGGCGTAGGCAGCGTCCTTCATGCGGCGCTTGCTCTCCAGTCGGCCGGCGGACTGTGCCGCGGCGAACTCCTTGGCCTTGCCGCTGGTGGCCGTCGCGTCTCTGCGGCCCTGGAAGCTGTCCGTGATGCCGATGACCTGCCGCGCCTCTTCGTAGACCTCCTGGAGATACGCCATGTCCTGCTGGGTGTTGCCCTGAAGGTCGTAAACGTCGATCAGCGCCTTCTTTGCCGGGTCGCCGGGTCTGATGATCTTCATGTCCTCCGCGCCCGTCTCGATGTACGCATCGTCCGGCAGCGTGATGTACGATCCGCTCTTCAGCAGCTTGTCGATGATCTTGGATGACAGCCGGTTGGTAGTGTTCTGCTGGTCCTTGATCTTGTCCACGTCGCTGTCGCCGTTGAACATCCCGTAGACAGACACGCTCTTCTGCTGGATGACCGGGTAGATATCCGGCTTGTAGAACGGAATGCGCGTCGGCTCCTGCGTCGTGAGGATGGCGGGCAGCATCGTCAGCGGGTCGATGATCGTCTCGCCCAGCTCGTCCGTCATGGGCGCTTGCGTGATCTGCATCGCCGGAATGACTTTGCCGTCGCTGCGCTTGATGTCGTGCGTCAGTTCCTCGAACTCCTCCTCGGTCTCTTCCCAACTGCTGGAGCCGCAGAACGGGCACACACCGGCTTTTCTCGGTTTCTCCGTGTCAGGCGCCATCCCGTCGGTCGTGGCCTCCATGGGCTGAATATCCGCGTTCTCGACCATGCCGCATTTCTTGCATCTGCGGAGCCGCCGCGCCTGGTAGTCTTCCATGTCCTCCAGCTGCACGTCGTTGACCCAGGAATACTTGCCGATGCCGCCGTTGTCGTTGCGGTAGTAGGCGACGTACTGCGTCACCATGTCGTCGGCCTGGTTGCCGTCGTCTCCGCGGACCTGCGGTTCGCTCTCGCCCTCATCGTTCACGTCCACGCCGTAGCGCCGCCGGATGAACTCCTTTGTCTGCGGGACCTTGAGGATGATGTAGTCCATGTCCTCAATGCCCGTGTACACGCCGGCCTGCGGAATGACGTTGCGCGGGTGCATCGTGCTGACCGTCAGCTCTCCGATGGTAGTGTGCGTCCGTTTGGTGTTGTCCCATTCCACCAGGTAGAACGTGGCGCCCTGCAAAGGCACGGTGCGCTCCGCCATGTCGTTCATGTACTCAAACGGCAGCCGGTCGATCTCGTTGCGGAGCATGTCCTCGATGATCTTGGCCTTGTGTTCGTCCTTCTTGTACCGGGCCGTGACCTTCGGCTGCGGGATCGCACTTTCGACCTGGGCCTCGATCAGCTCCGCCACGATGTTGCGGACGTGGACCGCCTCGGTCTTCATGTCGCCCTTGACGATCTGCTTCAGCTTGCGGTCGCCCTTGTACAGGCTCTCGCGTTCGCCCATTTTGTTCAGCTCGTTCTGGTACGCCGCCTCATTTGTCGAAAGGCGATCCTGCCACTTTCTGAGCTTTTCGTTGTCTGTTTTCACCGTTTGGGTCTCCCCCATTTCTCAATGAGCATTTTCTTTTGTTCCGGCGTCGCCGCCCGGTAGTCTTCCCACTGGCTGTCGTTCCACTTGACCGCTGGCTCCTCCGGCTCAGTCGCCAGGTATTTCTGCTGGGGCCTGATATGATGCGCAATCGCCAGCGCCATCACGCAGTCATCGTGCGCTCCCTCTTCCGCCTCCGGGTGCTGCCACTTCTCCGTGCGCACGAACGTCAGCATCTCTTCCAGCGTGGTCCTGTCACAGACGATGTTGATGTCGTCCCGGCAGGCGGTAATGAGCTGGGATATGATGATGGGCCGCGTCCTGCTGTCCGTTCTGAAACCGAAGGACCGCTTGATGCTGTGCGTGTAGTCGTCCACGGTCTCACGGACGTACTGCTTCGGGTATCTCAGGCGCTCCAGCTCCATGACCGGGTAAGTGCTGAAGTTTGTCTCCACGCCCACCAGCGCCGTGTTGTAGTGCATCCCCAGGCAATAGAGCTGCTTTGCGTATAGATCCTCGTCCGTTGTGTGCCGCATGACCGCCACCTGAACGCCGGAGCGGTTGTCCAGCACCTGCGCCACAAAGCTGTCGCTGCCCTCGCCGGCGGTGTCTCCGCCGATGACATAAGGCACTCCGTCCTTTTTGTCTGCGTAGATGCGGATAAAGCCCTGCGGATCGTCCACCCAGCGGATGTTCTTTAGCTCTGTGCCTGTGTCCTCATACTCAAACCATCCGACCTTCACGGGCTGGATGTTGTCGTTCAATCTCCGCTGAACGTCCGCAGCATTGAATACCGTCTTGCCCGTCGTGCCCCATTGGCCCAGGCAGTAGACCGTGTAGTAATACTCGTCGGTGTCCTTGTAGGCTTCCAGCACCCGGATGTTCTCAGGGTCAAGAAAACGGTTGTCCTTGTAGGTGGTCTCGCTTGTGATTACTCTGTCGTCCTTCTGGTCGAAGAACCTGCGCTTCAGCCAGTGGTTGATACTGATGGGGTTGAACGTGACTATGATCTGCTTATAGTGTTCCGTCTGCCCGCGCAGTCGGATGTCTAGCTGGTTGAAGTCGCTCTCCAGAAGCTCGGACGCTTCCTCGATCCAGATGCCCGTCACGTTGTAGATGGACTTCAGCTTCTCCACGTCGTCGAGTCCCGCGAACAGGATCATGCTGCCGTTGGCGAACTTGATGACCATGTCGCTGTAGTTGGGCTTCACCGTGATGCCCAGCGCGGAGCATTGCCCTATAAGCTGCTGGAAGCAACTGTCCCGCAGCGTCCTTGCGACCTTCCGGCAGACAAGGAACCGATGCCCCGGCTCGTCCATGCAGCGCTCGATCACCTTGCGGCCTGCGAAGATGCTCTTGCCGCTGCCGCCGCCGCCCTTGAGGATCATGTATCTATGCTCGTCAAAGAACAGCGGAAAGAACGCCGGGTTGCTCTCGTCCCACAGCGCCCGGTACCACAGCGCCAGCTCGACCTCTAGGTCATTTGGCTTTGGCCTGGTTGTTTTTCTCATAAACCTCCAGCGCCTTCTTCATGGCCGCGCCGCGCTTCGACAGGCTCATGGTCTCGATCATGCTGACGTTGGCGTTTGCCTCTACGTCTGCGTTGATGTCAAGCGCCTGCACCGGCTTGCCCAGGTCATACTCGATCAGCAGCTTTGCCGCCTGCAATGCAAGGTCAGGCTTCGTGTTCTCATCGGTCATGATGTCGTAGGCTTTGCGCAGCGCTTCCTCGCCTTTGCCCTTGAGCCATTCCGGTTTCTTCGGCCGGCCTCCGTTGACTTTGCCTAGCTGATTACCCGGCTTAAATTGTGTGTCTGAACTAGGCATAAGCCCTCCCGTGTTTCATCCGTGTTGATCGGCAATCAAGGACCCACCCGCAACCCTTATCAGTGATCGCCTTTTCCCCGCCGGCGTGGCGCAGCAGGAGAAGAAACCGCGCCCGTACCGGAAACCATTGGTTGCTTTCTTACACATGACACGCTATCAAAGTTCAAGAGGCAAAAAGTCTATACTTTTGCTTACAGATACTGGAAACAAAAGGGTAAAAAAAAGACCGGGAGCATATCACTCCCGGCCATGTCTCTTTGCGTCAACAAATGCCCTCGCCAGATCGTCTATCATCTGGTGCATATACCGCTCTTGCAGATCGTCAACGTGGTCTGAAACGAGGCTGGTTTTTAGATGCAACAGTTCATGCACAAGTGTCTTTTCCCAGTCATATGGAACTATCCTGTCCCCATAGAATTGCGGGTCAAGCATCTCGATTCTTGCCGACTTGATACATTCCTTCCAAACGGTACACCCCTCCGAGTCTTCCAGCGTCATACTGTCCGGCGTACAGTTGTCACGGAGTGCGATGCGCCATTCGGACAGACCAAGCCTATTTTGCCACTCTTTCAGCAACTTTTCGTGTTCTTTCATGCTCTCACCTCCAATGCTCCAGCGCAACATACACCGCCGTCAATATCTCTGTGTTCCAGCCCTTGACCGCCTGGAGGCTGTAGTTGCACTCCAGCGCCGCGCCTTGCAGCGTGTGCGTCTTGACGAAGTACACCAGCCGGATCATCCTCATGCGCTCCTCGGCGTTGTAGTATTCTGACTGCATCTTCATGGCGAACTCCACGGCCTCGATCACTGCCTGATCTCCGTCGCCGTTCCGTCTCTTTGCCCGCGGGTATTCTCGCAGCGCCCGCCGCGCCTGTTTTCTCCAGTCCATAGGCATCACGCTCCTGTCTCGTCCTGGGTCACTGTTATCACGGTCCTCGGGTTTTGCCGGTCTACTGCCCCCGCGACGTGCAGGGTGATATGGGAGAAGTCATCATCAACGATCACGCCGGAAACCCGCAGACCGTCCAGCAGAAACTTGCCGGCGTAGTTGTCCGGGTCATGCCGCCCCGCCGTCGGGAAGTAGTAGAGTATCTCCACCCGCGCTTTTTGAAACGTCTCCGGCCGGTTCTTGATCGCCTTGACGTGCCACTGCACCGCGTCCGTCCAGGTCTTTTTCTCGCTCCGGTATTCGTTGGTGTTCAGTCGTCCTGCAAATCTGTTGAGAGACGGCGGCACACCCTTCAGCGTTATGCGGATCGCATTCACTCTTTGTTCCCCCACCTTTTCGCGTTCACACGCTTGATGTTCTCGATCCTGGCGTCCCGCCGGCAGTCCGCGCACAGATGCGTGAGCGATGTGCCTTCGTACAGTTTACCGCAGCGCTCACGCTTCTTCTGCCCTTCCAGCGCTCGTTTCTCGCATCCTGCTCCCGGCTTGCAACCTCGCCGGTGCCCTACCAGTAGAATATAATCACAGGTCATGCCGCCGTCCCGAATGGATCCCTGGTAGATGCACTTGGAGCAGTATTCCCGGTCAGCCTTCTGCTTTGCCGTCTCCGGATTCCTCGGTTTTGGTTTCTCCCCAGTTATTTTGCGGAGATTGTTGCGTTCCCGGCGCCGCTCTGCGTGTGCCTCGGCTGCGCATTCATCGCAGTATTTCCTCGCCGGCGACGTCCCCTCCGGGAATATCTTCCCGCACACCTGGCATTTCTTCTCGAACATGGCTACCTCTCCCAAAGCTGCTTCTTGATCCGCTGCATCCCGCTCATCTTTACGCCCATGACGGCCTGCTCATCAGCAAGGGCGGCTTTCCTTCCTCTATGGCATCGGCGGCTTGCTTGTGCAGCTTGTCGAGACAATCAACACAGCACGGATAATCTTCTTCGTATGGGCATCCGTCGCATTTTTCTTCTCTGCCACCGTCTGCTACGGCGCGAAGCCGCTCCACCAGTTCCTCATACATCTTCCGTCTCTCCTTTCAGCGCGGCTTCGGCTTCTTCACGGGTGAGATAAAGCGTTTTCCCAACTTCGCTGCCCCAAGCGTTTGTAATTGGAAACCCGCCAAAGTGCAAAATCACATCGTTCCCGCTTGCTGATATTGAAATCCCTTGCACCCGCATGGAAAACGGTTCTTCTCTACCAACTTGTGCCAAAAAAACCGTATCTCCCACCTTGCACGGCAGAATCACCAGCCGCCCCTGTTCTTCCGCGTCCTCGTAGGCGGCGAGCTTGTCTATTGCCCTTTCAATCCCGGCCATGTTATATAGATACGCCTCGCCGCCTTTTGTTCTTCCCGTCAGTCTCATTCTCCGTCACCGTCCATTCTCGCGCCGCAGTTGGGGCAGTAGTTCATGTGTTCAAGTGGATCTGGAACCTTTGCAAATCCAAACGCGCTTGTAAGAACACTCGCCATGCGCAGAAACGTAACAAGGTCATCTACTGTTTTACCGCTCTCCTGAGCAAGATTAAGACCTGCGACGGCCCATTCATCAACCGTCATCCTTGTTCTCCCCTGCATACACTTTCCCGTCTTTTACGACCAGCGGTATTTCAATGACCTTGCCCGTGGTCATATCCTTCTCGGCGATTACGACCTCACCATTTGGCTTAACGCGAATTGAACTCTGTGTAACTCTGATGTTCATTTGATTTCCTCCTCTATCATTTTCGTGGAATCACGAAAATGTTCTTTGCGCCCGACATACTTGTCGGTCACAACCTTGAATCTCGGCTTCTCTCCGTCCTTGGTTTGCTTTGTCGGCGGGATGTCGCCCCAAAACATAATCTCATCCATTTCCGGTAAAGACGTTGTGGCGTGGATGTTCGACAGTCCCGTAATGTCTAAGCGCAGTATTTCAAGACCATCCTCGTACCACGAAAGAGGCCGCTCGGAACAGTAGACCGCGCAGGTCGGACGATGTACATTTCGTCGTAGCCCGGTCTTGATGATGTTTTCGACATTTTCTGGTGATGTGACATGGAAAAGGTACTTTTTACGCTGCATATTTTCCTCCAAATTGTCTTCATTTTCCTCTTGACAAATGCGCCCATTGGGCGTATATTGGCATTAGAACAAGTCCACCGGACATATTGCAGGAGGTGCTTTCATGAAATACGGACATGAGGTTGCAAAGATTTTGGTTGATGCTTTTGAGGATGCAGGGGTCAGCACAAAGGACATGAGCTTCTACGATATGATGTTCATGCTTTGGCTGTGGGGCGAAAAGGAAGCCTACGACCTCGTTGTAAAGGCTTTGGGGAAAGATGTGATCGCCGAAATACAAAACAAACTTGCGCTAGAGGAAACAGCATGAACAGGAACGAGATCGCCGAGTTGCCGTTCCTCGAGATGCTTTCAGCGCTTGGAACCACGCAAGCTGAATTAAACCGTCGCTGGGGCATCCCGCTGCGAACCATGAGCCACTGGGTTGCCGGTGACAGGCAATGCCCCATATATCTCCGCAGAATGCTTATTGATCTTCTCCATCAAGCCGAGGGTTGATCCCCCGGCTTTTTCTCAATAATTGTCATTCTCCGTCACCGTCCATTCGTGCGCCGCAGTTTGGGCAGTAGTTTGATTTTACGAATGTCCCCATAAACCCAGTCGGTGCTAAACAGTTGCATCGTGAGCATTTATATCCGGGGCGCGGGTCTGTCTTGCCTATCGCCACCCAAACACCATGTCGCACAGGCACAACATCGGCGGCGGGGATTGCCTTAATGCCCTGCGTCACATATCCGTCTGCGTCATACTGGCACTCGCGTAATGCCGCCTCGCGTGAGATATATTCAGCCATTGTGTTTTGCCTCACATTCTGGCCTGTACTCCGGCTTCAAGCACTCCACTTCAAACCGCAATTCCTCAAGCCGCTTGTCCATCCTGTCCATACGGTCCCACATTTCATGCTGGATGCTACGCTCCCGCATCCGTCTCTCGACCTCACGCTCGATGTATCTGTCTAACAGCATTGTCTTATCCTCCTATCTGCAAAAATACGTTGTGCTGGAATACCAGCCTGTGTTGACCTCACTGACCCACCATATCTCTTTGCCCTGCACAAACTCTGCCTGCCATATTACGTCTGTCGGCACTCCGCTCTCCCCGTCCAGCGCCTTCTTTGCCGCGAGATAGCACTGTTCGCTCGTCTTGTCGAAGTCCCAAAGATACAGCGTCGTGTACTGCAGGGGCGCGGCGACCACTTCCCGCACCGTGTTTGGGAAGCGTGGGTCGTTCACCCGGTTGACTACCAC